GATAATCCCTCAAAAGCCCTTTCGTCGATTATTTCTACGTTAGGAGATGTCGAAATAGAAACTGACGAGGATGTGTCCATATATAATGATGGAACTCCTGCTAGATTAGAAGAGTGGAAAGAACGAACCAAGCGTCGGCAAATGGGGGATGGTTTAATGGGTATACCGACTCCATTTACTTCGTTTAATAATACAGGTGTGGGGTGGATGCCGGGGGAATTAATTGCTATGTTTGCCCGCCCAACCGTCGGTAAGACTTGGATGTGTGTGGAAGCTGCGGCTACCGCTGTTATGAATGGGTATAAGACGTTATTAATTTCTACTGAAATGACAATATCGGCTATAAGCTTACGAGCAGATGTAGTACTAGCCAAGAAAATGGGCTATAACTTTTCACATAGAGCATTACGTAATGGAGACCCTATTGACGAGGAACAGTATATGAAGTTCCTAAAAGAATTAAATGGGCGTTCATTGTTAGTATGTGACCATATAGAAGGAGAGGCTACTATTTCTATAGAGAGTATTGCTAGGTTAGTCCGAAAGCATTCACCTGACTTTGTAGTGTTAGATGGTATCTATTTAATTTCTTCAGGAGATAGCAAAAAAGCTATGTGGGAGCAATCACACGCCCTTTTCTATGGGATGAAAAATCTTTGTATCTCTACAAATACAGCTATATGGGTTTCAACACAAGCCACTAGAGAGGCGGCAAATATGTTTGAGCCTCCTAGGGCAGATCAAGTAGCGTTTGGTGATGCTCTTATACGAGCGGCTGATGTTGCTATGGCTATGTGTCTTATTGAAGATCATGATGATAAACGTTTAATGCAGATACAGAAGTATCGAGATGGTGTGTTACCGTCCGAAGAATATTACTTGCATTGGGACGTAGATTGTGGTATTATGTATGAAGATAATGAGTTTGAACTTGTTGGTGAAGATGATGACTTTTAATAAGGAGTAATGATAATGGGATTGTTTGATATATTTAAAAATTCAGATAGCATTGTTGTAAAACAGGGTACGTCTAAAGGGCCGGGAAAACCAAAAGTAGCCATTACTATTGGGGATATAAAGCGTGGGCGGGTAGTAGATACTAATGGTTACAGTAGTGATATTGTATTGTTTCTACGTGCCTCGAAGGTAAAGCGAGAAAGTTTGTCGTAGTGGTTAATTGGGCTAGTTTATTATTGGATGCGGGGATAGATGTTCCGTTAGAACGTGACCAATTTAATATTTCTTGCCCCTTTCATATAGATGAATTACCCTCCTGTTCAATTAATGTAACGATAGGTAAATGGATATGTTTTGCAGGATGTGGGCAAGGTTCTTTAGTAACGCTTCTTTCAAAATTTACAGGTCAAGGTATAGAAAATATACAACGGGACATTGCAAATAATGCAGTTGAATTTGATTTTGATTTCTTTGAGAACGAATTTCCAAGTGAGGACGAACTTGCTGAAGTTGAATACCCCGGTAAGCGTCAGATAGTTCCTGAGTGGATTTTTGATAGGGGGTTTTCTCGTAAAACTCTAAAAGATTGGGATTGCGGCATGAATGACTACGGGGATTTAATTATCCCCGTTTATGATGCCAAACAACGCTTGGTGGGATGGATGGAACGTAGGATTGATGCGACTCCCAAGTATATGTATTCTAAGGGTTTGAGAAAGTCTCAACTTTTATTTGGGGAACATAAGATACAATCGACGCAGACTATCTGTATTACAGAGGGGGCCTTAGATACTATGTGGTTAAACCAGAACGGATACACAAGTGTTGCCTTATTAGGGGCTTCTTTTTCTTACGCACAACAAGATAGGTTAAAAGCATTACGCCCCGAAGAAATTGTGTTATGCTTAGATAATGATGATGCCGGTCAAACAGCAATTAATAAAATTAATAGTTGCATGAGAGATAGTTGTGTGGTATCATGGATAGAGTTACCCGAACGGGTAAAAGACGTACAAGAGATACGTCAACAAACATTACTTAAACAAGTAATTGATAATAGAGCCTTTTGGTAAAGGCTAAAGGAGTGTAAATATGGGTGGTATATCCGCTATACAAAACAGGGTTGACGAACGAGCGAACCCTCAATCACAAACCGCTGGTCAGGAAGTCTTTTTCAAAGATGGTGATCAAGCTTTCCTTACCCCGGTAGCGACTGGTGAGGAAAATGATCTTCTTTTAGATGAGGTACATCTCTACACGTACCGATCTGGGAACCGTTGGATTAATCTCCTAAAAGATGACGACGTAGATGCATCAGATGTTCCCGATAATATAAGGCCATCTCATAAGTTTGCATTTTGGGCATATGTCCACGATGTTATGCACACTGAGAAGCGGTTCGATGATTGGGAAGAAGTTGAAGGCCCTCAAGGTAAGAAAATGTTCGTTCAACATGTTAATGATTTTAGAGTAATTCCGTTAGGTTTTGGTCGAAGTAATTACATTTGGAACCAACTTGTAGATGTCTATAATGATTGGGGAGCATTGAACAAGGGTGTTGTTAGGGTGAAGCGTACTGGCACAGGAATGTACGATACATCATACACCGTGACAGCCACAGCTAGAAATACTGATGTACCTGCTGAGAAAATATCCGAAATCGCTAAACTTGCAGGGATTAAAGACTACTATAAAGATCGTTACGGTCAGGTAAGTCAAACAACTCCCTCTAGTGAAGGTGTGTCGTTGGAGACAGAAGAAGTAACATTGCTGGATGATGACCTCTTCAACTAATGCTCGTTACTCCAGACACATATGAGTCAGTTCTTGCAGACCTTGAACAGTATACAACTTGGGTTGTAGACGTAGAAACCAATGGTCTAGAGTGGCACGGTAAAAATCAGATTTGTGGGGTTGGGGTAGCTGTCGAAACTGGAGATACATACTATTTCCCGTTTAGGCACTACCCCTCTCTCGAAGCTGTGAATTTACACCCCCCACAATTGTTCCAACTAATGGAAGTTATGAATGAACGTTCTACACTTATAGGCTACAATATAAAATTTGATTTACATTTCTTAGAGAATGAGGGTCTTGTTGTATCGGACAAAGAACTTCTTGATGTAATTGTATTAGTACGACTTACAGAACCTGCGGATGTTAGAGAATTTTCGCTTACCGCTACAATTAAACGAAGTTACGGCGAAGAAGCGGCAGAATACGATATAACCACGAAGAAAATACTCCGCAAGAATAAATGGAATAAGGATTTCTCTCAGGCACCCCCAACGATTCTTGGGCCGTATTGTGAGAAAGATGTAGAATATACGTGGAAATTGTATAAAGATCGCATTAAAGAATTAGAGCGCACAAACCAAACTGAAATTTTTAAACTTGAGAAAGAACTTACTCATGTATTATATGCAATGGAGAAACGTGGGATAACTGTTGATAGCGATTATGCGATGCAATCGGCAGAGAAAATTTTACAGCGTCAAGAACAGATTAAAAAGCGTATCTTTGAAACTGTGGGGTACGAGTTTTTAATTACTAGCCCAGCACAAGTAGGGGAAGCTTTAAAGGGGTTAGGCATCGAGCCTATTGTTAAAACCGCTAAAGGGAATGTTTCGTGGGGGGAAGAAGCGTTAGCCCAAGTTAATCACCCAGTGGCGGGGTACATGCGGCAATATAGAACCTTAGATAAATTACGGTCTACTTACCTTGAACCCTATTTTGATATTAATACTGTACACACATCCTTCTGTAATTGGGGTACCTTAACGGGCAGACTTTCATCTAGAGACCCTAATCTTCAAAATTTACCACGCACCCATTTTCGGCTCTCTGACAACCCCTTAACGAGTGAGGAAAGAGAGACAGTACGTGGGCGTATTTCTGCGGCTGTCTCTGCGAAGGGTGGAACGTATAATAAAGATTTATCCGATGAGGTAGTTGATACATGGGGGTTCATTGGGGATGAGTCATACGATAGTAAAGATGAAGAACAAATTTCCATCCGAAGATTGTTTATTCCCCGCCCTAATTATTCCTTGGTGGCATTTGATTATTCTCAAATGGAGGTTAGGGTATTTTTAGATTATTTCCGTAATCCAGAGATTGAAGCTTTATTGAAAAAGGAAGATGTGGATTTCCACGGGGAAGCAGCAACGCTAGCGTTTGGAGTTAAAGAGGATGATGCCGAATATAAATATTACAGGCAGATGGCAAAAGCTATTACCTTTGGCACTATTTATGGAATCGGCTCCCGCAAACTAGGGGTACAGTTAGGTGTTCCCATGCAACAAGCTGCTGATTATAAGAAAAAGTATTTTAAGGGACTAAAAGGATCACGAGAATTCTTTGAGAAGGTTGTACGAGTTGTTAGTAGCAGGGGATGGATAAAGAATAGATATGGACGACTTTACATTGTACCTAAAGATTTAGCTTATAAAGGAGTGAATTATTTAGTGCAAGGTACGAGTGCCGATATTTTAAGTGAGCGTATGATAGAGGTTGATAAATATTTACAAGATAGAAAAAGTAATATTTTAGTGCAGGTTCATGATGAAATTATTTGTGAAGTTCATAATGATGAGTTAGAAGAAGTGGCACCACACGTTCAAAGGTTGTTACAGGAAAACTCATTAGGTATACCGCTTGAAGTGGATGTCGAAGTTTGCGCTCCCTCATGGGCTACTAAGTCGGATTTTAAATTGACAGAAACTCCTAAACCTGTTACAATTAGTGATTACATAGATTGGGGTAACTAATGCAAGTACTTAATACTGAAGATAAGAAAAGCTGGATTGATTGGGGAGTAAAAAAAGAATATGATTTTTTGCGTGTCTGTCAGAAGTATGACATTTTATCAGGTATTGAAAAATCTTCTGGGCCTGTATATTTTCCTGAATTTGTTTATCAAGATAGATATTTAGATTTAAAGACTGTTCATACTCCGTTCTTTTTAGCGCAGAGAAAATTTAATATTGACCCAAATTTTGCAGTAACACTTAATAAGCAAGATGTTACAGACTGCAATATAAAGTACCCTAAATGTCAAATTGTTTTTTGGGTGAATTGGAAAGCAACTACAAATTTTGGGGTATCTGTAGAGAAACAACGGGGTATATGGTTTCTTTCGTATGAACAGATGATAGACTTAGTTGAAGATGCTCCGTTACATGCGTATCAAAATAGAATTGATGATACTAAAGGAAATGCGAAAGATAGTTATATTTTAGATTTAAGAAAAATGGACAAAAAGATTTAAAGGAGAAGAGTATGGCTAAAGTTGGATTGAAATTAGGGTTTACTTTTAGAGTAGGCCCATTAGACACTAATCAGTACGCACGTATTGATTGTGAGATACATGACATTGATACTGATATGGATATCCCCACACAGCTTGAAGGATCGGAACTCGCATTAGGTCAAATGTGGGCGCATGTTCGGGATGAAGTGGATAAGAATATTGATGAAGTCCTAAACGAAGGTTCCTCTAAATGAGCTTTAATACAGAATTAACCAGAGCTAAAGTTCTTGAGGAGGTTTTAGCTGAACGAGAAAGTCAAGATTTAAAATGGGGAGACCAAACCTTTAATTCTGATGACCATTGGACAGTTATTCTAACAGAAGAACTTGGTGAAGTAGCACGAGAAGTCTACGAGAAAAACGAATCTGATATGTATTACGAAATTATCCAATGTGCTGCGGTTTGTTTTGCTTGGGCAGAAGCTTTCAATAACCGTGCTAAACAATTACCGAGGGGAGTTTAAATGGAAACGGATTCTGAGAAGGTTATTGAAGATTTACTTAAAAATAAGAAACTAAATCTGTTTCGTGGAGATGACAGTGCTTTTGAATACTCCAGAGTTCCCTTCAACATTCCAGCCCTTGATAGACTAACAGGTGGAGGCATAGCTAAGAAGCGTCTAACTCTAATCTATGGGCCTACTAACGTGGGGAAGTCTTACTTAGCGTCACAAATCTGTGCTAATGTTTTAAAATCAGGCGGACAGGCAGCTTGGATTGATACAGAACTATCATGGGATTCTGAATGGATGGCACGATGCGGTGTGGATACGTCAAAAATCCTTGTTGGACAGCCCGAAAGCGGGGAAGAAGCAATGGATACGATACGCACCTTGTTAGATGCGTCATTTGATTTAGTAGTATTAGATAGTATTGCTGGTCTCGTACCCCATAAAAACTTAGAAGAAGATTTTTCATTCAATCCAATGGCATGGCAAGCACGTTTTGTGAATTCATCATTACCTAAAATTTTACCAAGTTTGTCTAATGGGGGTGCCTTAGTAGCCGTCAATCAAGTCCGTAGTAGTATTGGCCCTGTGGCATTAGATAATATGCCCGGTGGGTTAGCACAATCGTTCTTTGCTCATGCCTTGTTACAGGTACGACGTAAGGGATGGATAGAGGATAAGGGCGAGAAGGTTGGGTTTGATATGGAAGTTCGTTTACGGAAGACTAAAATTGGGGGGGAGAATTGGAGTTCCGCCTCAGTTCCATTTAGAGTTGATGGGGGTATAGATATTCTGGAAAGTTATATTAGAGAAGCGTTAGGGAAAAAATTAATTACCCAAGCAGGGCCATGGTATACTTACAAAGAACAAAAGCATATGGGGCTGAATGGGATTAAAAAAGTATTTTTAGAGGATGAAGTACTTTTTGGGGAACTAAAAGAAAGTGTTACCTAGAGATCATACAGCCCAAGAAAACATCATTGAGGGGTATCTTTCAGAATGGGGGCTGAGGTATGAAATGCAAGCATCATTCCCCCCATATACGGTTGATTTTCTCATCCCTGAGTTGAATATGGTTATTGAAGCCGATGGGGTATACGGGCATCTACAAACTAAAGATCGTATTAGAGACCGTAAACTAATAGAGACAGGTGAGATACTAATTGTTCTACATTGTAAAGAAACAACTAAAGGAAAGATAAAGGAATTTCTATGGCGGGAATTAAACAAATTGGAAAAACCACAGGGATAAAAAAGATACCCATTAAACGTAAGTCTAGCCCTAGAGTTAGTAATCAAGATAAAGATTTTCTCAAGGTATTAGATGAACATTTAAAGGGTAAGATGTCTCCTCATCGTGGGCAGGTGTTTTACCCGTCTGCGCTAGGTAGTACTTGCGATAAGTATCTTTACGCATCTTTTAATGGGTTACTTCCGTGGGAAGATTTAGACCCCAGAGTAAAACGTATTTTTGATACTGGGTCATCATTAGAAGAACGTATGAATAAATACTTTACTAAGATGAATATTCTTATTGCTCGTGAGCAACCGCTAAAGTTAGCTTCCCCCCCTATTAGTGGTCGGTTGGATTTTATTATTGCACACCCAACTAAAGGGGAAGCGGTGCTAGAATTAAAGTCAATTAATGATAGAGGGTTCAATGAACTAAAGGGTTCCCCTAAACACGATCATTTCATACAGCTACAAATTTATCTAAACTTACTAAATAAAGATTATGGAATTGTATTGTATGAGAATAAAAATGATCAGAAATTAAAGGCTTTTAAAGTTGAGAGAGATATAAAAGTTTGGGAAACGTTGTTAGAACGATGCATTAACATTATGAATATGACAAAGTTACCAGACACCTGTACCGGCGATGTTTGGTGTAAGTGTAAAGGAGTGAAAAATGGTTGAGTATAAAGAGGGGGATAAGTCAGAAAACTGGA